TAACTTCGTGCCGGCCGGCGACAACGAATCTGGTCTCGCAATCTTCCGCGAACCAGGCGTTGTGTTTGCCGCGGACTCGATCTTGAGTCTCGGTCTTCGTGGCCTCAAGGGTAATGGGCGTCTACGTCCTTACGCTCGGCTCTATCTCCCGATCTACCAAACTGAAATGGTGAACGGGATCGCGTCACAGAAATTCGTCGATTCTTGTATCGTCGAAATCTCTGCGTCGTACGGACGAACAACGACCCTCCAGCAACGGAAGAATGCGATCGGTATGGCCTACAATCTGTTGGCTCCGGCGCAAACCCTGCTGGACAAGTTGTTCACGCAGAATGACCCGATCTGGTGATCGATGAATCTGCGTGTCGTCTTTATGGCGATTGGACTCCTTTCGTTGAGTGCTTGCGCTCAGCCGGCTGCCCAAGAGGGATTTGAGACCTCCTTCGAAGCAGCTGTTCCCCTGGATGGTGTTATCACCTATAGGGGGCGGATGTGACTCCTCTGAAACTGACGTTGGCTTCTCAAGCCCTCGTAGTTGCCTTCATAGGACTCGTGCTATTCCGGCACGATGTATCACTGCTGGCGCTCTTCATTGAGCAGTCAGTCGACCTTTGGCTGCTACCTGAACCGTAGGTATCCCAATATCGGGTTACCCTTATCACCCTCACTTGTGAAGAGAGAGAGTAACATGACGAAGAAGAAGATGTATAGGGGCGATAAACCCTTCGACATCCGTATCCCCGCTGAAGTATCCCAAGCCTTTAAGAGGGATCTATGCACGCTCACGATTAATCGTGAGGACGGCTATGAAACCTTTAAAGAGGCATGGTTGGCTAGTAACCTTCTTGACAAGTATGTCGGGAAGGACACTGCGCCTGCTTCGGTTCGTCGAGCCAGTGCCATTGAGAAATGGCTAGGTCAAGAAGGTCGAAATCGAGTCACAAACGCAAGACTGCTTCACGCAGCCGCGGCGGATGTTGATCTCGGATGGATCACCTATAACGAGCTCATCGCTCGTGCTAGGCAGATAATCCGAAGGATACTCGGACCCTGTCCGAATGCGTACGGTTTAGAACCCGTAGCGCCTACGAATGGGGCATCGACCCGAGTGTCGCGGCACGAAAATGCCGCGGCCCTCAAGCTTGAAGGGGATGCACACTTAACACTGCAGGCTGCTCCACACTGGGCCGCATGTTCCTACCGGAACATGCTTAGCGCACAGAATGTGCAGTTTGTAGAAAGCAGTGTGTTGTTTACAGTCCCAAAGCGGTCGGATATTGATCGGGTGGCTTGTAAAGAGCCTGAGATCAATATGTTACTGCAACGGACCTACGGCGTTTATATCAGAGATCGTCTACGGCAGAAGGCTGGTATCAACCTGCGCAAGCAGGAAGTGAACCAGTCGTATGCACGAGACGGCTCGATAACTGGCAAACTTGCCACCGTAGATCTTAGCAGTGCATCGGACTCAATCACACGGATGCTGGTTCTCCAGCTACTTCCAAGTGATTGGTGGTCGGTGCTAGACGACCTTCGCGTGAAGAGCACAGTCATCCCTAAGTATGCCCGCGGCGTTCAACGTCGCGTACATGAGTTAGAGATGTTCTCCTCAATGGGGAATGGGTTCACATTCGAGTTAGAAAGCCTCCTTTTCTATGCGATCACGAAAGTGATCGTTGATGAGTGGGCCGCAGACCGGATTAACCAAGGCTGGGCTGTTGATAAC